AAAGTAGAAAGAATCTGACGTATGGTTACACTTAATTTAACATAACACATATAATGCGCACTGTAATAGAGGTTCCTGTGGACTTGCAATCACTAAAGCCAATCCGGCACAAACCATTGAAATGCTTGATAATCCAAGTCCGTTATACTTTTTTGCAATGCTTTCCCACATGCTTTTTATCGCTGGATTTTCATTGCGATCAGCGTGACATCCTAGTAACGCGATCTCAGGGTCTATACCTGCGCCGTGTGCGAGAAAAACTGCTTCTTCATCAGTAAGTTGTCTAACACCTTTGCGAATTTTACTAATCTTCGGCGGGTCTAGATTCAAATCGTGCGCAACCTGCTTATCTTGTACGTAGTTTTTCGCCTTTTTGTAGGCGTTAATTAGTTCAGCTGTGTACATAAGAACCTCCATTTCTTCTCATTGTAGCCACAAAGTTGCCATAAATCGCATCTTGCAGTTGCCATTCTTCGCAACTAGGATTGCCATAAATCGCAATTAAGACCGCCTAGCTCTGGGCGTTTGCCCTTGACGCTTTCGCGCTTGGCTTTGGCGGTCGCTCTCTCAACTAGTCAAGGTGGTTGTTATGTCAGAAGTCTTCAACACCAAAAATCTCGAAATATATCTGAATCGCGCTTGGAGTTTGTTCCTTGTCTCGGTTATTGCGGTGGGTATTTATTTCTTTGGTTCCCTTATCTACGACTCGTTTGAAATCCCATACGACGATTACGAAACTTTTGCGAGTTATCTTGACCATGAGTTTTGTGGTGAGTTGGCTCGCGACTATGCCTCTGACGGTCGAGTCACCGTTTACGAGTATCTCATGGTTTCAAATTGCTCTGGCAAAGATGAAAAACGTAAATTCTACTCAAAGCTTGAGGCTCAATAATGCGTGAACTTGTTATTGATTTAGCGTCCGGCAAACAAGAATGGATTGATTTTGTTCCTGTCCATTCTTGGGCTTCATGTGAACACATTCCTGACAACTTATTCGACCATCGTTTTGAGTACGTCGACCACAGATTCACAACGCCTGAGGATTTCATTCCATCGGCGGTGAAATCGGCAATGAGTGCGTCAATCTACTCACGCGACCTGTCAGATTTTATTGAGCGCCCTACTTCTAACCCTTGTTTGGATTTGCCGAAATCATTACACCGTAACGGCGACTTCGCTCGACACATGACACGCGCTTACACCGATATTCTGAAAACACGCAACGCTTTGGAAGCCGTTCGCGCGGTTAACGACGCTCACGACCGCTTGACTGAGCACGGCTACAGCTACGCGATGTCGGATGAGCAAATTACCAATCTAGCCAAGCGCAAATCACGCGACTTTTCTCGCGTGTTAAGTGCGATTCCGCTTGAAGAATCACAAGCGCGTTTTGATAAAGCGTGTCAGCTTCTTGATTCATTAGGCTTGGCATTCTCATCTGAGCAAATTCAGTACGCAGAAAACAACTGTGAACTTTTCGCATTGGTGAACCGTGCCCTTGATGAGCATTGGCTTGTTCGTCAACTGCGCCGTAAATGTGCTTACGAGGTTGAATGTGTTGCGCGTGATTTAGCGCTTGTTCAACGCCGTAAGCAAGTTTACTGCTCGGATTTTTCTCTAAGCCGTCAACGTGATCGCAATACGTCTAACCGCATCGCGCTAGAAAATACGATTGCTTACGATGAGGCTGACCCGTCTAACTACTTCACACTCAGTGAGTTATCCGCTAAGTCGGTTTCTAACGCTGAGATTCGCCGCGCTGAAATGTTCGTTCGTCTGCGTGGCTTTGAGGAAATCGCTCAAGAATCGAGTCACGATGCGGTGTTCTTCACGGTAACAGCTCCGTCTCGTTTTCACTCTGTTTCTAAGAGTGACATCAACCCTAAATGGCTTGAGGCTGGCAAGCCTGACGCGAAAGCGGCTCACGCTTACCTCATGGGCGTTTGGGCGAATCTTCGTAAGTCGATTGATAAGAGCAAAATCAAGGTTTATGGGATGCGCATTGTTGAGCCTCACCAAGACGGCACACCGCATCACCACTTGTTGCTGTTCATGGAGAAATCCGCACGCAAATTTGTGACGTCTGAGTTTCGTCGTCTTGCTATGGCTGATTCTCCAGACGAAAAAGGCGCAAAGAAAGCCCGTTTCAAAGCGGAGGTTATCGACTGGTCTCAAGGTTCAGCCGTTGGCTATGTCGCTAAATACCTGAGTAAAAACATCGACGGTCAACACATTGATTCTGACAAAGGTTCGTCTTTGTCTGGCTCGGATGCGGCGGAACGTGTCGTGACTTGGGCGCGTGTGAATCAAATTCGTCAATTTCAATTTATTGGTGGTCCATCTGTCACGGTATGGCGTGAGCTTCGTCGTCTTCGTGATGAATTCAAAGAGGACGATGCTTTGTTTACAGATTTATCTCAAGACGAACACTTTCTATTAGAAAAGGTTCGCCGCTCTGCTGATGAGGGCGACTGGAAAGCGTTTTGTTACGCAATGGGCGGTGTGTTCGTTAAGCGCAAAGACCAACCAGTAAAAGCGGAATATTCCGTTTCAACCTCTATCGAAAAATTGATTGCTTCGGGCGGTGAATACTCATCGACTCGTTACGGCGATATGGCTCAAGCGCGTTTGAATGGCTTGATGTTCCATAAGATTTTTATCGCGACTCGCTTCCGTACTTGGAAGACCGAGAACAAAGAGCAATTCATCCGTGCTCAACAAGGGATCATGTCTAACGTGGTCGATTACTTCGACGCGCTAGAACGTGAAAAAGAGTACGAGCGTATGTATGACGACCTTTACGAGCAATACGAAAAACACCTAGCGCTCTATGACGAAATGGAAGCGCTGTTGCTCACCGACCCTCAGGAAATTAATGCGTCGTGTTGGGTGGGCGCAGCCCCGCCCGACATGATGCATTAATTTCCCTTGGACTTGTGTCAATAACTGTCATTTCAATTTTCAACTCACCAACAACGTAAAAATAAGGGCAAAACACTATGAGAATGGAAGGTTTAATTCTAGATGTTTCGGACATCGTTCAAGAAACCAAAACAGACCGTAATGGCGAACAAAAGCAAAACGGCAAGCTGCGTCTCATCACGACCAACCCGACAGACACCATTGAAGTGCGTGTCTCTCCTGAGCTTTGGGAAAACGGCAAGGCTGGCGAACTGCTCAAGCGCTGTGTGGGTAATCGCATGATGTTTGATGTGGAACACAAGAAATTCAGCTTTGGTAACGATGAGGGTAAACACGTTTCTATCGACGGTTTCCACCTCTACGCCCTACCTCAACTTAACGAAAAGTAAGGGCTAAATCATGACCGAGACGCAATTTGCAGAGCTAATGGCTCGACTCGATAACTTTCAGTTGATGGTGTTCTTAGGCATTTGTTTCTTGTTAGTTGCGCTCGGTTGGATGGTGGGAGGACAAAGATAAATGCTGTCAACAGAGTTTATGCTCGGCTGTTTCGCGACAGCCTTTATCCTTGGCTTCTCGATTGGTTTCCACATTTTGGGATTCAAGAAAGCGGCTGAGGTTTCAACTTCTTTATAAACCATAACATAGGAAATAAGACTATGGAAAAGCAAAACAAAGTACGCGCAGCAATGGCTAAGGCTGGCGCAGTAGTAACAGCAAAACGTGCGGCATTTGGTGGTGCACTTCTTATGGCGGCATCTGGTGCACATGCAGCATTGCCGGAACAAGCTGCGCAAGCCTTTACTAGTTTAGGGACTTACGTTACTGACATGCTCACCTCTACTTGGGGTATCGCTGTTCCACTAACGGTCGGCTTCATCGGCATCAAACTATTCAAGAAAGGTGCAAACAAAGCGACCTAATTCCACGGTTTGCTTTGTTTATGGGGGCGGCTTGCCCGCCCCTTGTTTTCATGTCAATGAGTCAGAGTATCAAATATGCGTATATCACTTCTCTTGCTACCTATAGCGCTTTTCTTTTCCTCTCTTTCTCATGCAAACCCTTTGCTTGTCCCTCATCAGGTTGTCCATTCTGCGGTTAACTCCTGCGTAAAAGTGGGTGATATTGCCACGATTCAATCGGTACTTGATTGTGTTCCAGGGAAGACAACCACTAATGGGCGTAATATCTGGGGTGAGTGTACGAGCTCAGACCCGACAGCCACTTATGTTGAGATTCGATGTTCTTTGGCGACCACGCAAGGCTCCGGCTACCCTGTCCGATTGAAAAAATCTTCTAACCTCTGTGAGGTCAAACAAGGAAAACAGTTCGATTACATATGGAATATGTTGACTTCCGGATGGGACATTATTGCGAGTGAAGAAGGCTGTTTAGCGAAAAGTGTTAAGACAAATTATTGCACACAAGTCGACGGTCAATGCGGCGGTTTATTGATGTATACGGGTGACATTGGCACGCTCGCTTTCCCTTTGAATGCCGTTAATCCTTATCCAAAAATATGCAAAAAAGACCCTGCTAAATCGGGATTCAAGTGCCCTATTGATGCGAACAAAAACGGCCTACCAGACGATACTGACCAAGAATTTGATCCTGACGCGGTATGTGGTTATGACGCGGTCAACAAATTCGCGTGCTCTGGAGGCACGTTTGAGCATGAACCAACTGAGCCCGACCCAGATGTTGACCCTGATGAACCAGAGACCGAGCCTGATACTGACGTTCCTGCGCCTGAGCCATCCACGCCTCCAACTAGCGGCAATACAGTAACGCCAGATGCTCCTCCGCCTGTCCCTGATGTCAATGATTCTAATAGTGGCGATATGAGCGGCGTTATCATTGCGATTCACGCTCAGAACCGCGACATCAATACTGGGATAAACAATGTCATCGTGTCCACGAATAAAGGCTTTGCGGAAATCAATACCCGTTTGAATACTGCCAATGAAAATACACGGGCACTCAATGACAATTTATCCAAACAACTCTTGCAGGATTATCAGATTTATAAGGCTTCGAAAGCGCAACGAGAAGAAACGAATAAGCTAATCAAAGAGATGAACGATGCTTTTCTCAAAGACAATGAGCAAGTTAAGAAGCTGCTGACAGATTCGAACCAAATTCAAACGGATAACGGCTTAAAAGTCGAGAGTGTCAAGCGTGCCGTTGATGAGAATACTCGCTCAGTGAAAGGCGTAGAAAATGCCATTACTAAAACGTCTAACGATTTAGATTGGCGTATGGGTCAAATTCAATACTCGTTAGAGAACTCAACAAGTGAGATAAAAAGCACCCTCGAAAGTACCAGTTCTTACACGCAAAGCACGGTGAGAGAAATGGGACACAGAATTGATGGTTCAATCCAATCGCAAACGAACCAACTGTCGTCAAAGCTCGGTGATGTAAAAGGTGCGATTGATGGTCAAACGGATGCTTTGGGGAATGCACTCGATGAGTTAGGTAACAAGTTAGATGATCTCAAACCTTGTGAACCTACCAAGGAAAACAACTATTGTGAAAACCCTCACGGCTTAGGCTCTGATTATGTCAATGATGCGTTGAACCAAGCGGATAAAGCCGTTTCTGGTGCGATGAGTACGTATGAAAAAACCGTCACGGACGCTGCGAATAACCTGCTTGAAAAGAATTTAACAACTGAGTCTGAGGGTCACATCAGTGCGATTTCCAATTCGTTTTTGAGCGTACTGCCTGAGCCTAGCCAATGTATGAACTTATCGATCCCAACGATAAACGGGAATCAGGTTTCGATTGATTGCCAGTTCTCGGAAAAGCTCAAGATGATCCTTTCGATTCTGATTTACATCTACACGATTAAGACGCTTGTTGAAATCCTGCTGACTGAGGTCACGCCTGTACCAAGTAACAAGCCAGGTTCAGGGAGATATTACTAATGATTCAGTTACTACCTATTGTGAGTACTATTGGGACGGCGTTGCGCCTCCCTGCTCTCGTGGCGTTTATCTCACAAATCGCCACGACTTTATTTGGTTGGTTCTTTATTGCGAAAGCGCGAAACGTCACGATCAACCTAGTTATTTTAACGCTGTTAATTGGTTTAACGGTCACGCTTACGCTGGCGATTTACACTCTTGCGACAGGCTTGTCTTATGTCACACCGCCGATGTGGTCACAAGCGGCGGGGATGTTCATTCCCAATAATGCTATCCCTTGTGTGAGCGCGATTTACTCTGCACGCCTATTGCGCTGGGTATGGGAATGGAAGTTCTACGCGATTGTGAGGGCGGCATAATGGCATCGGTCTACTTTGTCACGGGTAAGCTTGGCTCTGGCAAAACGCTAACGGCAGTCGGTAAGATTCGCGAGGCATTTATGCGCGGTGTGCCTGTGGCGACAAACCTCGATATCAACTTGAAAGAAATGCTTGGACGCAATAAGCGCAATACTCGCCTTTATCGCTTACCGGATAAGCCCCAAGTCGAAGATTTGATGGTGATTGGCTCGGCAAATAAAAGCTATGACACCAAAAAAGACGGCTTGATTGTGCTCGATGAGTGCGGAACGTGGTTTAACTCGCGCACATGGAACGACAAGAATCGACAAAAACTAATTGATCACCTTTTGCATATTCGAAAGCTTGGATGGGATGTCATTTTCATTGTTCAAGACATTTCGATTGTGGATAAACAGGCGCGTCTGGCATTGGCGGAGCACACCGTGTTTTGTCGTCGCTTAGACCGCTTGCAGATCCCGATTATCTCTACAGTTATCTCCGTTCTGACACTCGGTCAACTTAAGTTGAAAATGCCTAAATTGCACGTTGGTATCGTTAAGTATGGTGACAACGTGAACTCGCTTACCGTCGAGAAATGGATGCTTTGGGGCACGGATTTATACAGCTCTTATGACACGAAACAGATGTTCAGAAACAACTATGAGGACGGCGTGTATTCCGTATTGCCGCCCTACTATACCCATGGACGTTACACTGTCCCGTATACGTTGAGAAATATCATGCGCATTACGAAAATCTATCTCCGCAAATACTCTCGATTTAGTGTGTTTGCCGCAGGGGTTGCCGTGTCGTTCGCGGTGTTTACCTTGGTTGGTACGCCGAACGTATCTACTCCAACAGAAACCACACAAACGACTGCGCCTCGTGAGTCATTGCGTGACTTGCTCGACGGTTACTCCATCGAATCGTCAATGAATCCTCCAAATGTCGCCCCATCTTTTGTGTTGGTTAAGGACAACACTCGCTTGTCCTCATCACAACTGTACGCCAAGGGCTATACGGCTCAATTCAACGGTTCTTGCGCCATTACCATCAATGGCAACGGTCAATCATTCAAAGTCATGTGCTAGAGAATAAGGTGCGCTATATGTCATGGATAATCGCAAAACTCACGGCTTTTCTTTCTGAAACAAAACAAAAAAAATCTCATTTCGCCGGAGGCTCACTATCCGCTTGCTCATTACTGACCATGCGCTGTGGTAAAGTTGAGAAACAAACTACGGCTTGTTTCAACTTTTCCACATCCAGCATCATCACTGCGCTTCTAGCGTTCTCACTGCTCGGCTTTCCTGCTTTTGCAAGCACCTCTGCACCTTTTGAAGCAAAGAACACACCGATTGCGGATTTTGCTGCTTGGTTTTCTGTCGAAACGGGTCAAACAGTCGTTCTTGGTCATGGTGTAACTGGTGAAGTAAGTTTTACCGCACCAGATTTAAGCAATGAGGATTACCCTGCCTTTTTCCTTTCGGTTCTGCGTGCGCACGGTTATGAATTGGTGCACGACTACGGCACTTACACCATCATTGTCGATTCCAACAAAGTCGAGACGATAGAACCATCATTTGTGAAGCTGTATAAGCTGACGCATGTTCGTAATACCAAGGTCGTTGATTTGATTTCTTCGATGTTGAGCGCCACAAAAACTCAGACGTTAAACGGTAAAGGTGTTGATAATTACAACGTTGAAACCCTGCCGACAACCAACAGTCTTATAGTCACCGGCTCTCAATCTCAACTTGAAAAAATCGATGCACTTATCGAGGGTATTGACCAGCTGCAGCGACAAATATTCATTGAAGCGATCATCACAGAATCAGAACTCGGTGACTCTCAGGAAGTTGGGGTCAACATGGAGTTAGCTCTTGGTGAGGCTGGATTTATCTCACAACCGGGCACTATCAAGAAAGCGGTCGATAATGTGTTGTTTTATGAAGGTGGGGATTTCAATGCGTTGATTAAAGCCGTGACCAAAAATCAAAACACCAAACTGCTATCTCGTCCCAATATGTTCATTATGGATAGAGAGCGCGGTTACATCACGGTTGGTCAGAACGTACCATTCTTGACGTCTTCTGAGGTTACGGATGGTGGTAATCGAATTCAGCAAATTGAGCGCAAAGATGTGGGTGTATCGCTTGAGGTTGTACCTCATGTAATGGGTAATCACGTTGTATTGCAGATAACACAAAAGTCCGACTCAGTGACAGACTCCTCCATAGCATCCGACATCATCACCAATACTCGAACCTTACAAACGGTGGTCAAAGTTTTGGATGGTCAAACAATCTCTTTAGGCGGATTAATTTCCCAAGAGCAGCGAGAAACCGTTAGCGGTGTGCCTGTTTTGATGGATGTGCCATTACTTGGTGCTCTGTTTCGCTCAGAAAAGACCAATACCGTTGATAAAGAGCTTAAGGTAACGATAAGAACTACGATACTTTAGTTAAAAGAAAGCCGAACAAATACTGTTCGGCTTTCTTTAGCTGTATTGCAATACACTTTTAAATTCTCGGCATTTTATCAAAGTTTCTCGTTCTATGACTGTAGCTACGTGATTTTTGTCGTAGCTACTTTTAGCCTCGAAACGAAGAAGTGGATGGTGCCCTTTGAGTGCGTTGTTTACGTATATATCTCGCTCTTGTCTTTTCTTTTGCCTATGAGATGAGTCATCTAACTCTATGACAGCCAATACTTTGGTATCTCTATCTGTGATTACGTAATCCATTCTCTTAGCCCAAGTTCGAGAGTTATCTTTAAAATTGGTCGGTTGAACTAACGCCATCAATGAAACCTGACTATGAATTACGTATTCATCAGGCAATAGCTCTTGCAGTACTTTGTAAAACTTGCGCTCAGTCTTAGTCGCTAAGTAGGTATTTTTCCTGTGAGGAACAGCGCTGGGTTTATTGCTTTCGATCACTTTGGTTTGCGGTATGGGCACTTCAACCAGCTTTGGATGCCTATCTATCACTTTCGTATCAAAAGCATGGACATTGTTTGACCTTTTGGCTGCTACGCCTTGATCCCATTCGTTAAGCCTACGTTTGCGTTTCTTACCTTTCTTTGTAAACAAAAACACAAGACAAACTAAAGATAAAAGTATAATTAACTCAGCCACTTCCGATGCCTCCTAGACAAATAAGAGCAAATAGTAGCATATCAATCATTTTTGTTATCAGCTTTTTTGTTCAGCCCCCTAATCTGTATTACGGGGGTAAATTCCAACTCATTACTAACCTTGTGCACTGGTACATAAAAGCCGAACTATAAAAGCTCGGCTTAATCTTAAAGTCACCTTACTCATATTATGTAAAGTTATGATGATATATTTCTTTGCCCCCAAGCGTAATTATCCCCCACAGAAACAAAAACTTTGCTAGATAGCCCTCTACGTCTAAACGCAGTTTCTATACTGTTTGTGAAGTGATCTCTCATTGCACTTGTTGATGTACCGTTATGTATACCAGCCACTGTAGTATTTGGCAGTGATACATTATTGCCATTGTCAGCTCTCAGTGTTCGTTGCAAACCAAGAGCTGCTAATTCTGAATATGCTGCTTCATAGTCTTCAGATGTTGCATTTCTTAGGTCAAATGAACATAAAACAAAATAGCTCAACTCAATTCCCTCGTATCAAATTACGGCACTATTGCCCATATTCTAAATAGGGTCACTCACAAAATATTCAACCTATTGACTATAAACTTGTGACAGAGAGCTCATGCAATTACTTAAAACATGGAAAACTTGATAGATACTCCAATGCGCGGAGAAAGAAGAATCAAATTGCAACACAACCTCGTCCATCAGTTGGTATAACCAACATTTGTTATTGAATATTAAGGGGAGCTTAGTCGATAATATCGAACAAATAACGTAAAAAGGATGCATAGTGCACGTCTAATGTTATGAGAATATTGTTGTCGAAGATAAAAACAAAACTTAGTCATCAGTTTGACCCACACAGTAGCTTTATAACTCTTCCAATTGTATGGCAAGTAACGTCTCTACTAGTGGGAACGTCAACTTTTATATCCGTTGTAATTATATGCAACACACCTATCGCTTGGGATTTTTCAGCAGATGGCTTTAATTACTTCATTTCAACTTTCCGTTTTCCGATAGCTATCTTAGCTTTAATCATCCCAATTATTGCCCTTTTAGCAGCTAATCATAGATCAGAACAAACTAAAGAGCAGATTCGAGCTGCTAACCAACAAAATATATTTACCAATTACTACAAGCACTTAGAAGAGTTTAAGAAATATGTAGACACACTGAAAATACCATCTGTCACAGATATAGAGATTCGTAAGTTACATAGGGAGCTCTTCCCTGACGCACTTGATGGTAATCTTTCACCAAACATTAATTTGGCTCACGAGTTCGCACAATGTTGCGAGAAAGCTTTAGATGCTTTTAATTCTGGAGCTAATGATGTACACGTAACTTTAGCGCTGGCTGAGACAAACTATATATTTAATAAGTTTCATTTAACCAAAAACCCAAACTTACCCCAAATGAATCGAGTTGCAGCGCTAACTCATGCTGAGATGCAACTATCAAAGGTTTACGCAATCTTTATGTTCTCGCATATCCATTATGATTTTGTCGACATCAGCTATAGCAGATATATGGCACAGGTTGATAATGATACATATATGAAAATGGCAAGTTAAAAAAGGCTCCTATCGGAGCCTTTTTTACATCATATCTCTCAGTGCCCTCG